TATGCGTTTTTTCTTTTTGATGCCGTTTTTTTGTTTGACTGTTCTGTAAGTGGTTTTTGAGAACTTTGCCAGTTTTTTGCCTATGTATTTGCGTCCAGTGAGATTATTTGTGATCAAGTAAACAAATCCTACACATGTTTCGGGCAATGTCTCCACTGGGGTGTTTTGATATAGCCATGTCATGTTGCAGGTCAGTTACTTGAGTCATATAGTTATGCCTTGAAGTTGAAATTGACGTAAAAAGTTGCCTGTTCTATCGTTGTGTTTGCGTTGATATTTGTAGTATAGTTGATAAAGTTGCTGATGTCTTCTAGTGCTTGTCCATTGCCGGTCCATGTGGGTCTGCTACGGCTGAGTTCTGTATCTAACCGATCTAATGTGAGTAAAGTTGTACGGAATTTCACTAGATCTTGTCTAAATGCCTGTGTTCCTTGTCTGCTGGCATGGCTCAATGCTGCTTTGCTGACTCGGTATGTCTCCCATCTGGGTTCAGGTGCTACAATACTTTGTTCGCCTACAGATCCGATATTAAAGATCCAGCCAGATTTATTAGTGTTACGCCATGCATCATACACAGCCATATACACTTGTGTCTGTCCAAAATCTGCCCAGGATTCTTGTGGAGGCCCGTCAAATGCATTGTTTACAAATATATCATAGTCGAGACTCATCGCTGCGATTTCTTGATGATTTTTTGTGATGTCAAACCCATTGGTACGACTTATGCTCACAGCATCAAATCGTTCTACTATGTGTTGTCCTAATCCTTTATTACCACCGGTTACTAGCATTTTCATCTTACAGATCCTCCTTGATCCCATACCTTGGTAAATTTGCTACCACAGGTCATTGCACATTCAAACAACCTATGTTCGTTTTTCCAACTCGCCACTAGATCGGTCCACATAGGATTTTCAAACACACCTGCTAATGAATTGTTGTGTATATTAAGATTGTCCAACCCATATCTTGACAAGAAGTCTGTGACCTGATTGCGGCCATTGCGTTGGCTCAACGGATTGGCCCCGGGCAAACTACCATCTCTGAATCTAGCATCATACAGGTTATGATTGAAAAAGTTACAGGGTAACACCACACCTTCGGCATTGATAACCACTTTACGCCCTATCATAGCATCACATTGTATAGGAGTAGTATCAAAATATTCTTTAACTGATGTGTATTGTTTTTTAAGATCGGGCAAAAACATCATGCTGGTATTACGGTATTCTGTATTGATCGGCGGCTTTAATACTTGCTCACTATTTTTTACAGGCCAAGAGTCAATCTCTTCCATGGTTTCATGATTGAGGAATCTACCAGTTTTGCGAACTAGGATATTGTGGAATCCCATACTATTTGCTAATGCTCGAGCCTGTTCAACTTGATGTTCGTTGTGACGAAACACTATGTAGTTCCATTGAGCACGGCCGCCGGCATCAATAAACGCTTGAGCATTGGCCATAACCCGAGAGTATTTTACATTCTTACGATATAGATGTAATGTATCTTCAAGTCCATCTATACCAAAATCTATCTGCCCGTATCCGTTCATGATACGGGCAATCTCTTCCCAGTATTCTGGATCATGTACCCCACCATTGGTATGCATATACAACCATAGTGTGGGATTCTTGTTGCGAAAGTCTCGCAGTATGTCTAAGAAGTTGGGATGCATGATAGGATCACCATAACTGCCGCAGAAGAATATCTGCCTAAGACGACCACATAGATCCCGATCAAACGCACGATTTATTACAGATCGATCAAGATGGGTCAATGGCATGTAAGGGTTGATTCCTTGGCCAAGATCGTTCCTAGGGCATTGAGGACAAGCAGCATTGCAGTATGTGGTTATCTCAATTTGATACTCATCAACTTGGTCAAATGTCATAGATTAAATAGATCTTTTACTTTTTGCAAAGTTATTTGACTACTGCTAAACATAGTGTCTTCTAGATTCATGCCAGACGGATTTTGCTCCTCGATGATCCAATTCATAACTGGTGCATTAAAAGCCAGACGCCATGTACCGTTATGTCCAAAATAATGATTGGGCTGAATGTATTCAGGTAACTCAACTTTTTGTTTTGCACATGTTTCAACATAGTCAGGATTATATTCAGGATAGTAACAACCTTTATGCGTGAGTTTGCAGTAATCAATTTGATCCAAATCAAGTTGATCAAACAGTATACGTTTTAAAAAAACATGGGTGTCGTTGTGTTGATTAGTTTCGTGTGCTTGTTTACCATGATGCTGAATCCAAAATTCATGTGGCCCAGCAGCAAGATCACAGGTCAATTGAATTTCACGTTGCACAGTGCTATTATACAATACAGTATGATCTATTCCTACTATAATGGTTGGAACACGAAAGAAGTCGTCCCACGTAAAGTCCAGGTGTATCAACATTAATGTTCCCAAACTTCAATATTTTGTTTGTATTTGTCGATGATAATTTTTAAATGATCGTCACCTTTCCATAGCGGATATCTCAGTTGATTGACATGTTCTTGAAGTATTACTCGTCTACGAACCCGTTCTTTGTAGTCAAGGTCAGGAGTATCGGTACTCATCCAAAATATACCATTAGGACGTTCTCCATGTAACCCTACCAAATTGTATTTTTCTGAACGATTATAAATTTCTGTGCCCGGTTCTATGGTAGCAGTAGTTCCGAGATTGATACCAATAATAGATCCTGATGCAACGTATTTTTGCCAGCGTGTTAGTGCAACTAATGTTTCATTAAAGTCATCAATGGTTTCACCGGGCAATCCAGCAATTAGCATGAAATAAAACTTCATACGCCATTTCATAATCTGTTCAAGATTAAATTCAAGATCTTTATTTGTAAACCCTTTGCGGATAATTTTGCGAAGTCGATCACTGCCAGTTTCTATTCCAGTTATCAACAAGTTAGCCCCGGCTCTAAAGAACTTTTCAAAATCTTTTTCGCCAAACTGTCTTTGCGAACGTATGATCCAGTAACCACTGATACTAAAGTGTCGTTCGGGTAAGTTTTTTTCTTTGTAGTATGCCAGCAGTGTGTCTACAAACTGATTGAAATCTTTAAGATTACCATTGATGAGATCGTCGTGAAAATAATAATGTTGTACACCGTAAGTTTCATAATAGTGAATCATTTCTTGTGCAACCAACTCACCATTGCGGCTTCGGTAACCGCCGTGCTCAGAACTCATTTCGCAAAAAATACAACTACGTACACACCCGCGACAACTTTCAATAGGTAACACGCCACCAGCATACCCATTTCGATAACTGTTGATATCAAAGTCACTAAAATCACTAAGTGGAATATTATTTGCATCCGCTAACGCCACAACATCGTGATTGTTAAGACCTGGAAGGTTACGTTCGCCTGCTAAAAATCTAGGAAATGTTTCTTCACTTTCGCCCTTGAGCCACCAGTTGATTAGTCCGTTGTTGTATAAATCTTGTGCATAACTTGCTATAGGGCTCCAGTGAGCACTCATGTTTTGACTGTTGACTAATCCCTGCCCACCAATGATAATTTCTTTGTGATATCTGGGTCTGATCAATTGTAGTAAATCTCTAGTAAACCGTTGGCTCTGCCAACTAAACACACTGATTACCAACAGTTCGGGATCAAGTTCTACAATGCGATCAGTCCAATACACTAACCAATCGTTGTATATGGTCTGTATATCAACTGGTAACGGGTCAGTAAATGTTATAAAATAATCGTCAATGATCTTAGCAGGCGCAGGAGATTGATTTGCCAATCTCATGAAGAAATCATGATTGATATCAAATGTGGCACTGGTTTTTCCAGATTGATTGCACAGTGTTTTTAATATGCCTAATGCTGCCTGCGGACGTACAGGAGCAATACGCGGTACACTAAGCAATAATACATCTACGGTCATTTCAACTGTTCCTCAATTTTCCATTGTTTACTAAAACTAGTACCCTGTGTGTCTTCGGCGCAAGTAGATTGACAAATTCTATGAGGGGTACTGTTCCAACTATCTGATAATTGCCTCCAGTCTGACAGCAACTCTTGAGCATTTGTATCTAATGTAAACACCTCGCTACCAAACCAACAACAAGGCAACACATGCCCATTGGCAGCAACATAAATGCTACGCTCATTCACAGCATGACAACTTATTGCGCCAGTTTCGGTATTGGGTAAACTGTACCCATTAGGAGGATTTAAAAAGTTTATCGGGGTTGTGATAAATCGTTTGCTTACTTTGGCACGAAACCAAGTAAAGCCCATTTGTTTGGCCAGTTGACGGCATTCGTCAATTTGATGTTGATTATGTTCGTATATTAGCATATCCCAATGTGCTGACCCGCCAGCATCAATAAAAGATTTGGCGTTTTCAACAATCTTGCGCCAGGTGGTATTGCGTCTATAGATGTGATTGGTATCCTCCAGGCCATCAATGCTGAATACAACATAATCCAACGGCTGATTGAATACTTGAGCCAGTTCACGCCACCATGCAGTATTTCTAACACTGCCATTGGTATTCATGCCCAACGTAATATTGTGATTTACTGTTCTGAAATATTTAAAAATTTCTATAGCTGATTCAGCCGCTGCTGGCTCACCAAAATTTCCACACATGAACATTTTGTCTAGTCCAGATATAAACTCTTGATCAAACAGGGTTTGACATTGTACCAGAGATAACTCGGATCGATGCTGCGACGGATTGTATAGATTGATATTTTCTCTAGCACATTGCGGACATGCGGCATTACATACTGTTGTCGGTTCAATATGTAATACTTTGACTGAAATATTATTAAACTGTTTCAACATCTGTACTGTAACTGGTAAATCCATTTTCTTTCACTACCCGGAGAATGTTCTCTACCCGGCTGGTCAATTCGTCTCTGTGGCTGACCAACCAGATTGATTTGTGTCGTTCACGACTCATCTTCTTGAGCAGGGCCAGAGCATTCTCCACGCCTTGTGTGTCCAATCCAGAATCAATCATCTCGTCGATGAACAAGATGTTGATAGGCTGGTATAGACTTTCCCACACATCGCGGAATGCCCAACTCATGCTGAGTATCAGTCGGTTGCGCTCGCCACGCGATAAGTTATCAAAGTCCAGTTCGCGTCCTAGTTCTTCAATACTCACAGTGAGATCGTTTTGGAACTTCACAGTGTGTGGCAATCCAATGCGATCAAGATAGTGTGTGAGTCGACTGTTGAGATAACTCAAGTTCTGGTCAATGATCTTCTTACGCACAAATGAATCTTTGCTGGTAAGCAGTTTGAGCAAGAACTCTTGATGCTCCTGCACCCTGGTGAATTCGTTTAAGGTGTCATAGGAAACTACCTGCAAGGCCTGCTCGTTCATGTCTGCGATCTGTTCGCTATAGGGATCAGACTCAGAAGACCTTGTGACAAGATCCTTGTTCAATGTATCCACAGTGTTCTTGTGATTCAATGCCTGTTCCAGACTGTCATAGAACACTGTAGGTGCTGTGCCTAGGTCACCTAGTTCCTTGAGTCGGTCTTGATATTCCTGACGCTGTGTGTCATTGGTCAACAGTTGCAATGCAAGTTCTTGTAGAGTCTTCTCACGCTGTGCTTTCACAGAGTCAAGACTGTTGTCGTGTATCTCTGTGCCACAAGCAAAACACTTGTGGCTGGCGATCTGGTTGAGGTCCTTGTCAATCTGGGCTTTTTGTTTTAGCAGTTTTGTATCGTCAGCATCAATCTGACGGATCCAACGATTGGCCTCGTCCGTGGATTTTTTGCGAACATGATATGCTTCAAGATCTCTGTGTGCTTGCACCTCTGCTGCAATATCAATGTGTTCAAGATCAGCAATACCTTGTGCTAGGCCTTCTGTATCTTCTGTTTGTTTGCGGAGCCACAGCGTTCGGCGTTTCTCTAAACTTTGTATCTGTTCTTCAATGCGTTTATTGGCTTCCTGCACAGCACGGATACGCAGTTCTTCAGATTGGATAGAATCTTTGGTCTGTCTGTTGAGTTCCTTGATACGATCGGCACGCTCACTGAGCAATGTGATACCCAAAAGCTGTTCAATAATTGTTCTTTGTTCATTGGCTTTGAGACTCAAGAACGGCGGCGTATATGTGTTTAAGGCAACGATGTGTTGAAACATGTCGTGGCTCATACCTAGCACACGCTCGATGGCTTCTTGTGTTTCTCGGCTATCACCTTGTGCTTCGTCCTGTGCTGCTTGATGTTCGTCATTCACATAGAACTTTAGCACATTGGGTTTTCGGCCACGCTCGATACGATAGTTTTGTCCACTTACGCTAAAGTCCAAACTGACCAGCATGTGTTTGGCATTGGTCTTGTTCACAAGATTGTCTTTGCGGATGTTTGATAGTGCCTGACCATACAATGCATAGCTTAATGCATTGATGATGGTGGTCTTGCCTGTTCCGTTACGGGACCCATCACCACCCATGTCTAGATTTTCACCCAGTACCAGGGTGAGATCTGATCGATCAAAGTCGATAGCCTGCGTGGTATTGCCCACGCTCATGAAGTTTTTTACTGTAAGGTCGCGTAAGTGGATCATATGATGATTTTATAATGCTTTAGCATTCTAACAATATCTGCGGTATTTGTAAACCACTCTGAGTAATCATTGTGAGGAACTTCAAAATTGTATTGTAACCAAATATAATAATAGATCACAGCCTGAATCCAAGGATCAGTTATAGCAGCCAATGGCATTGATTGTTGCGTTTGTATTGATTTCATAACGCCACTGGCAATAGAAATCGGATCTATGTATTTTTTGTTAGCATCACGCCACGAATTCCAATCATCTTCAAACGATTCAATCTCAAACAGGGTTTGAAGTTTAGAATGAAATTGATCATAGTCCAAGATCTCATCCACATGTAAATTTATGTCGGTGCCAGAGGGCTTCCATGCAAGTCTCAATTCGTGATCTCTAAGAAACAAAAAATATTTCTCTCTGTATACCCACAGACTGCGATCAGTCCACCGATTGGAATCAAGATCAACTTGAGATTCGAGATTCACTGCCATGGCTTTTTCAATTATGGTCTTTGCCACAATTGGCCAGGAATGATCTGAGTAGGAAACTTTTAATGTTTTGGCTTCTGGAAAAAAACTTCTGAATCTGTCAGAGTGATTATTTATACCGTTGTCTATCAACACAATATAATTTTTGTTTTGATCAAAGTCAAATTGATAGTTGTCTGGATCATGCAGATACTTGGGTGCAGCAAGGGCATATTGATGACTATCTCCAGTGGGACTAAAGTTTAGATCAGCACTGTGTGATTTGGCAAAATTCTTACCGTACAAACTTATTATCGCATTTATAAAATGCCCAAATCCCCCAGCAGGATACCATACGCAATAAATCATAGATTTTGATAGATCTTCAGCAGTAATTTATTGTCGTAAAATTCTGATTCAATGTTGGTGATCTGATCTGTGACAATCTGATCCACTGATTCAAACTTGATCTCACCAGGTGCCATGTCTGTGTCCACAGATGAATTCTTGTTGGGTATCAGAGCCATCTCTCGGAGATTGTAGTCCTTGATATATGTTTCTTTGATGAAGTTGGCTTCTTCGTATGAGATCTCAATGTCCAAGTTTACACGAACATGCATCCTGGGTGCAAGCAATGTGGCGGCATTGTCGATGATGTTGGCAAGTCCTAACACACGATATCTAGGTTGATCCGGCCACTCATGATACACAGGATCCCGGCCCCACTCTAACACAGTAAGTCCGCGAGCATCGTCGCCTGCATCTGCGTAGTTGTGGGGAAATGTATTGCCGATGTATGTGATGTTCTTCTTGGTCTGACGTTTGTGAAAGTGCCCGGTAAACACATGTTCAAAGTTGTTGAAGTCTTCTCTACGCACCGCACCATGATCCGGCATCTCTACCATGGCGTTCATCAAGTATCCGGGCAGTTCAAAATGCCCAAACATGTATTTGCCAGTTAGTTTAGAGATACGCTTGTGATCGTCGCCTACCAGCCAAGGGGCAATAACAACATCACCACTATTAAACCAATCGTTGCATATAGTAACATTGGGTAGATGTCTTGCCCATTCCACACTTTGAATATCACGCTTGTCGCGATAATACAAGTCGTGATTGCCAGGAATAAAGTAAACATGTTCAAAATTTGCATTCATGTGCTCCAGCGCTCTGAGGCTGTAGTTCAGCGTGACAATATTTAGACTGGCTCGGTTGTTGTGCCAATCTCCAAGAAACATGCAGGTCTCACAACCTTCCTCTTTTGCTTTGGCAGTGGCCCACTTCACAAAGTTTAGGCAGTCCTCGTTGTGAGTGATACTGTTGGATTTGAGTCCAAAGTGGATGTCCGTGAAGATCGCGGCTTTGCGGAATAGATTAGTCATCCTTTGATTATACTACTCATCCAGGGTGCTTACAACCGGTCCGGACATGGCTTCCATTGAGTGTTTGCCGGAGTTCTGTCTGGTCCAGGAAGGGTTGAGTCCGTTCATCTCAAGAATGTCATCACGTATGTTCTGCATCTTCTTCTCAATGTTCAAGATACGAGTGAATGAGTTAGTGATAGCAGCGGTGTAATACGCAAATGGATTCTGTGATTTGGATTCGTCAAACTGCAATCCAATCTGACTGAGCTGTAACAATGCCTGCCCTCGCATCTCTTCGTTGTAGGTGTATCCACGCCAGTTTGACCGTGTGGCATAGCGTTCGCACAGTTTCATAAACATGCGAGCCAAGGTATGGGTCATCTCGCCGTGATCTTTAGAGAACTCTCCAGTTTCAAGATCACCTCGCCAGTGACTCTTGCCAACTAGATAGGGCTCTTTGTTTTCATCCACACGATAGTGAAAGAACGGAGGAAAGTTCACTCGCATGTGTGTGGGATCCAGGATCACTTCGTCAACCAGGCCAGCCAACGGATCATCCTCTACTGGATCTTCTAGTTCTAATAATTCTTCTAACTTGCGCTTTTTAGCAGCGGCCTTGGTGATCTTCTTGG